TAACACTAACATAGCAATAATGCCGTAGTTAGAGATATCAATAAAACTATCAATCATTGCTTCACCTTGAACATAATTTTTACCATTACGCTTTAGCATATTTTTTAAACGATTGATTTTATCATTGCAACGGAGCCAAATTCCTGTTAGAGATAAATCTCTATCTTCTTTAGTAGATAAATCTGACCCTAAAGAGATATTGGATAAACCATAATCCATCATTTTAGCAGCAAACAACTCATATTGTTCTTTTTGAACAGCCTGAAATTCTTCTGCTAACTCAGGATATAATTTTTCAAAATCACGGATTGTCTTATGTAATCCGTTTGGTTGGTATTCTACAACTGGTTCTGACATATTTTTTAAATAACTTTTTTAGTTTTTAGATACTTATCAATTGCTTTTAATCGATCATCAGCATCAACTAACATTTGAAGTGCTTCCTCAGCATTTTTATAAAAATCTTCTGTTGAATGATCTCCAATACCTGCTGGGTGGTTTTCTAATAGATCTAAGGTTAATAAGGCTTTTGATTTATCAGCCATAGCTGATGTGTAGAGCATATCTGCTAATTTACTCATAACTTTGCTTTTTTAATTAATTTTTCTACTTCTTCATCACTTACTCCCATTCGATACAAAATATCTTTTACTCCGTTTTTCTGTAAAATATCAATATAGTGATCAGCTTCACCTAAACTACATATAAGGTATTCAGCTACATATTCTGCTAATTCTTGATAATTTTTTTTGTTTTCGTTTTTTACGTACTTAAGCCAGAGTTTCTTTTTAGGTATCATTTCTCGGTAAATGGAATAAATTTGTTGTTTGTTTTGTGGATTAATCTTTTGAACATAATTCACAATATCAATGTAATCCATGCTCATAGATAAATATCTATGTATCATGTAAGAATTCCATTTTTCCCACGATTTTTCTGAAATTTTTTCGGGGGATGTTTTAACAACAGTTATTTCATTTAGCCAATCAAATAGATTTTGAGGTGAACTCATCTCTTAATTCTTTTGGAAGCATTTCAGTTACAATTTCACCACTTACTACATCATAAAATACTGGAATAGGCATAATAGCATCCTCAGCTGTACCAGCTACGAATTTAGATACTTTACGAAGAATTACACCTTCTGAGAATACTTTACCACCTGTTGAAGAGGTAATTGCTGTTGTGTTTTTCAGGTCAATGTTTGGACCTTGCATTTCTGGTTGTTGTGCCATGTTATTGTTTGTTTTGTTTATAATCTAAATAAAATCCAATCGCTACTATAATATTCATACCTACACTAGCGATTATTTCGTGTAAGTCTTGATATACATTTAATGATAAATGAACATGTCCTACCATCCAGAAAGGTATGGCCATATTTTGGCTAATCCAAATTATAAGGAATTTTAGGAATTGTTTCATTTTAATTCAATTAACTTTGCAATTAATGCTAAGCAATTGATCTCTTTATCAATACGAAAATTAGCCTGATAGCTGTACTCATTGATATAAACAGCAACCATTCCTTCATTTCCATCTGCGTATACAGAAGCATTATCATAGAGATAACGATAAAGCTCCTCAAAATCTTGAATATTAGCATTTGCAATAATTTGTCTGATTTCCCTCCAATTAGGTTTTACCTTTTGTAATTCTTTAAGTACCTGAGTCATATAATTAGATGATACAAGTATTGATTTATCAATTACAAGTTTTTGATCTTGTGTTGATAGTTGAATTGTATTAAGACATTTACGTAAATCAGGATAAAATTGATTTACAATAGTAACAATATCTTCAATTTCAAATACAGTACCTTCTTGTTCTAGAATCCAAGTAATGTGCTTCGCAACATCTTTTTTAGTTGGAGGAATTACTTTAAGTGTTTGACAACGTGATTGAAGTGGATCAATAATACGTTCTACATAATTGCAGGTTAAAATAAACCTTGTCGTACGCGAGAAAGTTTCGATAACATTACGGAGCGAAGCTTGCGCTTGGATAGTAAGAAAATCAGCTTCATCCAAAATGACCACCTTAATAGATTTAAAGCTAGCTGATGACGCAAACCCTGATACTTTATCTCTAATCGTTTCAATACCACGTTCATCTGAGGCGTTAATATAAAGATAATCACAATCAAGGTTTTTAACAATGAGTTTAGCAAGAGTTGTTTTACCTGTACCGGCTGGTCCATAGAATATAAGGTTTTGGATATCATTTTGACCTAAATACTGTGAAATAGTTTTCTTGATATGTTCATTGCCCACATAATTTTCTAATTGGGTGGGTCTATACTTCTCTACTAGTAATGAGTGATCTTTCATTTATGAATAATTTTATAACTTCAGGTGCACGCATGTTTAACCATGCCCCATTTTTCTTTAATGCAATATACAAACTTTCTCTGCCTAAAACACGCCAAGTTCCATCTATTACATATTTTTCTTCTTTATAGGTAATTTCTTCACCTAATAAGAAATCATAGTCATTTACTCTTTCAGCGTCTCTCATTCGTAATCTCCGTATATGTTGTATCTTTTAGGTGGTTCGGGTTTAATCTCTACTTCTTCAGAACGGATAACATATAATTTGCTATCTAAAGGAGCAAGTCTAAATTCAGCTTTTTCACCAGTTTTAGCAAACCATGCTTCTAAAACCTCAGTAATGGACTTGTAAACAACTTTATCCCCCTCTAGTGACCAATGGTCACCAGGGGGGACTCTAGTTGCAATTAATTCTAAAAATTCTTGCTTCTCTTTCATTAGAACATACCACCACCCATCATTGGGTTAGATTCTTCTTTTTTATTTTCTGGATCATCCACAACAACACATTCTGTAAGTAGGATAGTACCTGCTACTGAAGCTGCGCTTTCAACTGCTGTACGGGTTACTTTAGCTGGATCAATAATACCTGCTTCTTTCATGTTTACAACCTCATCAGTTTTAAGGTTATAACCTGCCCAAATATCATTGCCCGAGCCTGTTAAACGGTATTTGCCAATCATTTGAGCATCTACTGAAGAATAACCAGCATTAATAAGGATTTGTTCAAATGGTTTACCACAAGCTTGGTATACAATTTGCTTACCTACTTTAAAACTATCTGAACATAAATCACAATTCATATCAATGCTTTCACGAGCATAAAGTAAAGCAGCACCACCACCAGCTACAATACCTTCTTCGATAGCAGCCTTTGTTGCATGTAATGCATCATCAACTCTATCTTTTTTCTCTTTCATTTCGGTTTCGGTATTACCACCGACATGAATGATTGCTACTCCTCCGACAAATTTTGCGAGTCTTTCTTGGAGTTTTTCGATTTCAAACGGTGTTGTTGCTTGTTCGATTTGTTGTTGTAGTTCTTCAATACGTGTTTGTATTGATTCCACTGTTCCTTTTCCATCTACAATTGTAGTTTGATCTTTTGTAATATTAACGGTTCTTGCTTCACCAAACCATTCCCAGCTAAATTTATCAAGCTTCATTGCTTTTTGTTTAGAATAAACTTGACCTCCAGTCATGGTTGCGATGTCTTCTAAGATAAGCTTACGGCGATCTCCAAAATCAGGAGCTTTAACCGCAGCCACTTTAAGTGTTCCTCGAGCTTTGTTTACAATTAAAGTTGCGAGTGCTTCATTATCAATGTCTTCAGCAATGATAAGAAGAGAGCGATTGGTAGTCGAAACTGCTTCTAAAATAGGTAGCAATTCTTTTACCTGTGTAAAACGTTCGTCTGCAATTAAGATATAAGGATTATCTAAACCACATGACATAGTATTATTGTCAGTTACAAAATAATGGGATTTATAACCACGATCAAATTGCATACCTTCTACTGTTTCGAGGTATGTTTCACCTGATTTAGATTCTTCAATGGTTACAATTCCATCACGTCCTACTTTTTCCATAGCAGTAGCAATCAACTTCCCTGTTTCGTAATCATTGTTAGCTGAAATAGTTGCAATTTGCTTAAGTTGTTCTTCAGATGAAATTTCTTCTGATAGATTACTTCTTAATGATTTGACTACATGCTTTACTGCGGTGTCAATTCCACGTTTAATTTCAACAGCATTTGCCCCATTATTTAGATGTTGCAACCCTGCTTTTACCATTTCACGAGCTAGCAATGTTGAAGTTGTAGTACCATCACCTGCAACATCCGCAGTTTTAATAGCGGCCTGTTTAACCATTGATGCCCCTACTTCTTCTATTGAATCTGTAAGAGAAATACTTTTAGCTACAGTAACACCATCTTTTGTGGATTGTGGGTAACCATAGTCATTAGCAATAACTACATTTCGTCCATTAGGACCTAAAGTAGATACTACGGCATCTGCTAACTTATCAATACCGTTTACAAGTTGTTTACGAGCCTCAGGGCCAAATTCAATTATCTTACTCATTTTCAAAAGGTTCTGTTTGTTCAATTACTTCACTAAGTGCTTCTGTATTAACTACAACATCTGTGGATTTAGCTAAACGTGCTAACACTTCATTTTCTTTACCTACCCAATACTCATTCCCTTCAAATTCAAATCGTGTGAATCCCATTGTTGGAAGTACTACGATATCTCCTTCTTTAAGGTGAGTGGGGATAAGTTCACCATTGGGTGAATAATACCCCTTACCTACAGCTACTACTTCTGCTGTTTTGTTTAATTCACTCCCCATATCTGGGACAATGATAGAGCCATAGGTTGTTTCTTCTATATCCATAGGTTTTACAACTACGGCATTGTACAATGCTTCTAATTTCATATTCCGATTTTGTTTAATAGTTCATCCATAGCTTGATTTTGCTTTTCAAATTCTTTAATATATTCCATAACTGAGGAATATTCACTTTTAAGATCAAGTTTTGCTTTAGCAATTTTTTTCAAAGCCGCAGATAAATTTCCGTAATGGCCTAAAGGTTTTTCATACTCTTTACCTTTAACACCCTTTTCTAGATTTTTAGTATCTGGAATGATTGTTTCAACTACTGTATAGCAGTATTGATCTTTAGAAATGTGAAATGGTTCGATCGCGGGATCTTTAATAATAGTATAACTCATTTTTTTTTATTTATAACGTGAATATACGAATTTTTATTTAAATAACCTAACTTTAGGGCGCGTTAAATTACTTAATTTTTAAAACTTTTGGTTTAGAAGATTCAGCATAAGGTACTGAGATTTTTAATAAACCATCTTTCATAGATGCTTCTGCTTGAGATAAATTAAACTTAGAAGCAATTTTATAACCTAAATTAAATGAACGTCTTGCTACTCCTTTGTAAATAAAATGACAATCATTTACTTCACAGCAATCTTCTTCTTTAGGTTTATTATAATTTACTTTAAGGACATCACCCTCAATATCAATTTGAACATCAGATTTAGTAAGTCCAGTACATGCAATTTCAAAATGCAATCCGTTCTTATTCTCGTAAATGTCTACAGGGTGTGAAATTTTGGCTTGTGTAGCCGGTTGGAAGTCTAGTTCAGACTTAAAAAAGTCTCTAAACAATAAATCGAATGGTGAGACGTACGTCTCGTTAAATAATGTACTCATATCATTAATAAAATTTGTGCTGTCCGAAGATCAGCGGGTTAAACTTGACAAAACTCGCGCCCTAAAGTATCGGTTATGTCTAATATACATATATTAAAAATCTGTTTCTGATTTACGTACCATAAAATACTTGCTAGAGATTTCATCATTGTGAAATTCCAGTTTCATTAACCCCATAGAACTCATATGTAATGTACCCCCATCCATATCTTTATTAGCTTGGATAATGGTTTTAAACATATCTGAATTGTAAGGAAGTTTAATGCCTTGTTCTTTAATATCTCCTGAAATTTGGTAGGTAATTTTATTGTTATGGCCTTGCTCATCCCCAAATATAAATTCACACACGTCACCCCCATCTAAATCTTGTGTAGTAGTAATCTGCATATTATCAATTCCGGCTAATGCGCTTTTAGCTTTAATTAAATTATCAATATCTTCAGAAGTTAAATTTAACTCAACAACCCATTCTGGGAGGTTTATAGTACCTACTTTATTAATTAAAAGAGGATCAGCTAGAGCATATGTGAGGTTGAAGTTCATATCTGAAACTTTCAACTTGGTAAAAATGACATTAGTTTTTTCTAATTCTAAAAGTAAATCTCCATTACAGATGCTAATTAAATTTTGAAGTTTTTTAGTATCAAAAATAGCTAATTTGCTATCTTCTAATGAAAAATTATTACAGGTAACATTACCAATAACATCCTTAGAGGGTGTCATAAAATCAATATCTAAAGTATTATTATTAATAACCCATTTTACAGACTCATTAAGCCCTAAATAGTATTTATTAATTATACTTTGAATCGTTAGTTTATTAATCATAACTTTTTATTTGCGGGAATATAATTATTTGTTTACTAAAGTCCAATCTTGAGGGATATATCTTTCAATTTTTTTATAATCAGGACCAAATAATATAGATTTAGCAAATTCATAAGAACTTACACCCTCAGGTGAATATGGGTGGTGGTTGTTATAATTAACAACTTCTTCATTAAGTAATGAAACTCCAAAATTTTCATAAGCAAAATATGAACTTGGGGTTTTCTTAATTTCGTAAGAAACATAACTCATCTCAGGATCTAAGATTTTATGAGAAAATTTAATTTCAGGGTAAATTTCTTTTAGTTCAAAAGCAAATGGGGATTCGATTGAATATTCTGAAATATCCCAATGATTAATATATTCAATACAAGCTTTAGCATATCCAATGTGTTCTTCTAATGTATCAAATTCTGCCAGATGGAAATTTGTTTTTTTACCATATGGGGAAAATACATCAGTATGAATCTTAACAAGATTACCTGCGTTCCATTCAAATATTTCAACCAACCAATT